CAAATCCGTATGGGCATCGAGGTAGATTCAACGGGTCGTGCTATTGCCTACCATGTGCGCGTAAAAGACCCGAACGATTACCAAGTCGGCGCATCGGACATGAAAACGGTTCGGATCACTGCCGACCGCATGATTCATGCCTTCCGAGTGGATCGCATCGGGCAGACTCGCGGAACGCCGTGGACGGCTACGGCTATGACGCGCCTAAAGATGCTCGGCGGCTATGAAGAAGCCGAACTCGTAGCGGCTCGCGTCTCTGCCTCGAAGATGGGTTTTTTCGTCTCCGAGTCAGGCGACGAGTATCAGGGCGACGGCAACAATCCCGATGGCTCTTTGAGCATGGACGTGCAGCCGGGACAGTTTGCCCAACTCCCTGCCGGAGTAGATTTCAAAGCATACGATCCACAGCATCCCTCGACGGCTTTTAGGGACTTTGAGAAGGCGATGCTGCGTGGTATAGCCTCCGGCCTTGGCGTGTCTTATACGTCATTAGCGAACGATCTAGAGGCTGTCTCGTATTCATCCATTCGTCAGGGCTTGCTTGAAGAACGCGACCACTGGCGTTTGGTGCAGGGGTGGGTGGTCGAGCATTTCTGCCAGCCCGTCTATCTGCGATGGTTGCGCCAAACTCTTGATTCGGGCGTGGTCAACCTTCCGGCGAACAAATACTTCAAGTTTTCGATGGCTTTGTGGGTTCCGCGAGGATGGCAATGGGTCGACCCTCGTAACGAAGCCGAGGCGCAGATTCTGGCTATCAACAATGGCTTGATGACCAAGACGCAAGCCCTCGCTGAACGCGGCCTCGATCTTGAGGATGTTCTGCTTGAGCAACAGGCAGAGATGGAGTTGAGCGAGAAGATCGCGCCGGATAGTACAGGCGCAGTTGCGAGCGATGCTGAACAAGCCTTCACAGGCGTGCAGATCACAGCGATGATTGACATCCTATCGAAGGTGCGCGAAGGCATATTGCCGAAGGAAAGTGCGGTTCAGATTCTTATTCAGTCGTTCCCGATTACGGCTGACGATGCTCGCAAGATGGTTGATCCAATCGAGCCGCTCGAAATTGTGGTCGAGGCTCCTGCACAGGGGGTGGTCAATGGCGGCTAAATACGACATCGTTTGCGATCAGGGCGCGACCTTCAGCCGTATTTTCACTTGGCAGGATGACGCTGCAAATCCGGTAAACCTAACGGGCTACACGGCTCGTATGCAGGTGCGTGACGAGGCTGATTCCTCAACGGCTGCTCTCTCGCTCACGACCGAAAACAGCCGCATCACCCTCGGCGGTACTGCCGGAACGATCACGCTGCTCGTATCTGCTACGGATACGGCTGCGGTGGTTGCGGGTGAGTATGTCTATGACCTAGAGATCGTCTCTGGTGCAGGTACGGTGACGCGCCTAATTCAAGGCTGCTTCACGGTCGATGCGGAGGTCACGCGATGAGCGAGCGTCTAGTCGTTGACGAAACTCTGCAAACAATCGTTGTTGAAGAAACCAACAACGAAATCATCGTTCGCGGTGGATGGCCTGACGGCGCAAAGAAAGGCGCGAACAACGACATTACCTCGTTGTCAGGTATTACAGGCGGAATCGCTACGCCTGACTATATTGATTTTGATACCACAGCATCATCTGCCAATGCTGTCGGCAGAGTCACATGGGATTCGACAGATGGAAGTTTGCAACTCGGCTTGACTGGCGGAAATGCAATCTCTGTTCTTGGGCAGACCATTCACGCATATGTCAGAAGCGCAGACTCTGTAACTATCAACAAAGGTCAGCCTGTCTATCTTTATCAGGCAACCGGAAATCGTGCGAGCGTTAAGTTAGCCGCGAATATCGGAGACCCAACATCTGCGACAACCTTTGGCCTTGCTGCTGAAACTATTGCCCCTAATCAGGCGGGTTTCATCATCTGTCAGGGCGTACTCGATGGGCTCAACACTGGCGCTTATAACGAAGGCGATATTCTGTATCTCGGCGCAACTGCCGGAACGCTTACGTCAACAAAGCCCAAAGCCCCTAATCACATGGTCTATGTTGGCGTCGTCGAGCGAGCCAACAACGGCAACGGTCAAATCTATGTGCGTATTCAGAACGGATACGAACTAGACGAAATTCATGATGTGCAGATCAACTCTCCGGCAAACGGTCAGTTAATCATCTATGACGCTACAACTAGCCTCTGGAAAAATGCCAACATCACAGCCGGAGCCGGAATCTCTATTTCTAATGGCGCAGGGTCAATCACGATTTCTGCTCCGCAGGTCGGAACGGTCACAAGCATAGCGACCGGAACTGGCTTAACTGGTGGACCGATCACCTCGACAGGAACGATCAGCCTTGCTAATACCGCAGTCAGCGCAGGGTCATATGGCTCTGCAAGCGCGGTTCCGACTTATACCGTTGACGCACAAGGTCGCCTAACTGCCGCAAGCAATACGGCGATTAGCATCGCTAATACCGCAGTCTCGGGACTCGGTACGATGTCCACGCAGAACGCCAATTCGGTAGCCATCACCGGAGGCTCTGTCTCTGGCATTACTGATCTTGCTGTGGCTGACGGCGGTACAGGAGCAAGCGATGCTCCTACAGCGAGAACCAATCTCGGAGCGGTCGGTACTGGCCTGACCATCTCTGCTGGTACTGGCCTCTCGGGTGGTGGCGACCTCTCGACTAACCGAACGATCTCGCTCGCTAATACCGCTGTGACGGCGGCCTCGTATGGCTCTGCCTCGCAGGTTCCGACCTTCACGGTAGACGCGCAAGGACGTTTAACGGCTGCGAGCAATACCAACATCGCTATTGCCAATACCGCTGTTAGCGGCCTTGGCACGATGTCTACCCAGAACGCGAACAACGTCTCGATCTCGGGCGGTAGTGTTACAGGCATCACCGACCTTGCCGTGGCCGATGGCGGTACGGGAGCCAGTAACGCAGCGGGCGCTAGAACCAACCTGCTGCCGTCCTATACGAGCAACGCAGGAAAGGTTCTTGCCGTCAATGTCGGCAGTACAGATGTTGAGTGGATTTCGGCAGGTGGCGTCGGCACGGTTACGAGCATCACAGCCGGAACGGGTTTGAGTGGCGGCACGATTACATCAACCGGAACCATTGCCCTTGCTAACACGGCTGTATCTGCAGGTTCGTATGGCTCAGCAAGTGCCGTGGCTACCTTCACGGTGGACGCGCAAGGGCGACTGACTGCCGCATCGAATACCAATATCGCTATCGCTAACACGGCGGTTTCTGGCTTGGGCACAATGTCCACGCAAAACGCCAACGCTGTTGCGATTACCGGAGGCGATATCGGCGCAGTGAGTTATCAACCTGCCGCTAGTGCGACTCCTGCTGACAATGGCGATATGGTTTTTGAATTGACCGATAACAGCACGCTAACGATCAAAGTCAAAGGCAGCGACGGCACGGTTCGTGTAGTTGCATTGACATTGACAACGAGCGCAGAATCGTTCTTGAGGCTCGAATAATGGCAGTCGATCTAAAGCCGACAGAAGCGATGGCAGAGGAAGCCGAGCGGGGACTTGCTTGGCGAGAGGAATTCGGGCGCGGCGGCACAGAGGTTGGTATTGCTCGGGCGCGAGACCTAAAGAATCGGGTGAATCTCTCGCCCGAAACAGTCCGAAGGATGGTGAGTTACTTTGCACGACATGAAGTTGATAAAGAAGCCCAAGGTTTCTCGCCCGGCGAAGAAGGCTATCCGAGTGCGGGACGCATCGCGTGGGCACTCTGGGGTGGTGATGCCGGAAAATCCTGGGCTAATCGAAAAAGCGAAGAATTGGATCGCGAAAGTGAGGGACGAACTATGGACAAGGTAGAAGAACGACACATCGTTTCCGTCGTTGAGGACGAGGCCACCGTCACGGTGACTTTTGCCAAGTCCGAATTCGACATGGACGAGTCAGAGGAAAGCGACGAAGTTATCGACGCCTACGAAGACATGGCCGAAGAAAACGATGACGAAGGCGAAGAAGTTTTTGAAGAGGGCGAGCGACCTTTAGACCCGAGCGGCAAAGAGCCGTGGGAAGAAGGGTACAACCTTGCTCGCAAAGGTCCGACCGAGCGTGTATTCCGTTCGGCAGTCTTTGAGCGTCAGACGATTATGGAAGATCAGCGTCGTGCGACGTTGGCCTTCTCTAGTGAGATGAGCGTTGATCGCGGTTGGGGCGTCGAGATTCTCGATCACTCGCCGGGATCAATCGACATGGAGTTTATTGGCAGCGGTCGTGCGCCGCTGTTGGTAGATCACGAAATGGCCGATCAGGTCGGAGTAGTGGAGCAGATCAGCCTCGGATCGGATCGCGTAGCACGCGCCGTCGTTCGCTTTGGGAAAAGCAAACGAGCCGAGGAAATCTGGCAGGACGTAAAAGATGGCATACGCTCGAACGTATCCGTCGGCTATGTCATCAACGAGATGGTGTCAGACGGGAAGCAAGGAGATCGGGAGATTTTCCGCGCTACTAGTTGGATGCCGCTTGAGATTAGTATTGTTAGTATCCCCGCAGATACAAGCGTCGGCGTAGGTCGTGCGCTTGAGGTAGCGGAACCCAAAATTATTGTTAAGGAGACACCAAAAATGTCAGACGATGTAAGTGTGAAGGCGGAGCGCGAGCGCGTTTCTGCTATTTTGGAATTGGCCTCGCGTCACAATCAGCGCGAGTTTGGCGAGTCGGCTATCCGTGACGGTGCGAGCATTGAGCAGTTCCGTGGCGCGTTGCTCGACAAGGTTTCCTCCAAGCCGCTGAACGTCGATCACGAGATCGGCCTGACGGAGAAGGAAATCCGCTCGTTCTCGTTCGTGAAGGCGATGCGTGCCCTTGCGAACCCGCAGGATCGCCGCGCACAGGATGAGGCTGCTTTCGAGTTCGCCGCTTCCGAAGCCGCTGCGAAGAAAGAGGGTCGCACCTCGCGTGGTTTGATGGTTCCGGTTGACGTGCTATACAAGCGCGACATCACGACCTCGACCGCTTCGGGAACTGCGAAGGGCGGCAACCTCGTTGCTACCGACCTGTTGGCTGCTTCGTTCATTGATGTGCTGCGTAACAAGATGGTGCTAAACACCCTCGGCGCGCAGTTCCTCACGGGCTTGCAGGGCAACGTGGCGATCCCGCGCAAGACGGCTGCTTCTTCGGCCTACTGGGTCGCGGAGAACGTCGCCCCGACGGAATCGACCAACGCTCCGGCTTTCGATCAGGTCACGATGACCCCGAAAACCCTCGGCGCGTATGTCGACATCAGCCGTCGCTTGATGCTCCAGTCCTCGCTCGACATCGAGAACCTCGTCCGCAATGACTTGGCTGCCTCGATTGCCGTTGCTATGGACGGTGCTGCTATCGCGGGTTCGGGCTCCAACAAGCCGACCGGCGTGCTGAACACTTCGGGCATTGGCTCGGTGACGCTCGGCACGAACGGCGGTGCGCCGACGTGGGCGATGGTCACGAACCTCGTTCGCGAAGTGGACATCGACAACGCCCTCAACGGCGCTGCTGCGTTCCTCACGAACGGTCAGGTTAAGGCGAAGTTGTCCAACACCTCGAAGCAGACTTCGGGCGTGGAAGGTAACTTCATCCTCGGACCGGATGTGAACATGCTGTACGGCTACCCGTTGGTTGTGTCGCAGCAGGTTCCGGCGAACCT